CATCTGAAAAGTTAAGAGCAGATAGATTAACAGGTATAGATAAAGAAATCAATTCAATAGAGAAACTCTATGGGGATGAAAGACAATCTATTATAGATAAAGCAATTCAAAGAGAATTAACCCTTTTAGATGAAAGATTTAAAAAGGAAGGTAAGAGTGAAGAAGATTATATTAAAGCAGCACAAGGTATTAGAGATAATTATCAACAATATTTATTAGATAGTGAAAAACAATTACTAACAGAATTAGAAACATATCGTCAAGAAGATTTAAATAATACAAAAGAAAGTTATTCAACAAAAGAACAAATAGTTTTAGAAACAACCAAGAACATTCAAACACAAACACGAATGTTACAATTGGAGTTTGAAAAAAATGAAGCGTTAAGAATTATTGATGAATCCAAAAAAACTGAAGAAGAAAAGAATAAAGCCAAACTTGAAGTAAGAGAAAAGTTTGCTCAACAAGAAATTGATCTTTTAAATAAAAATCTTGACGAACAAAAAAGAATTTTAAAACTTCAATTAGATGAGGTTTTAAATGATGAGAAAAAAAATAAGGATGAAAAACAACAAGCTCAAGCTGACTACGATCAAAAAATAATTAAAGCAACTCAAGAAACTGCAGATAAAATTAATGAGATCAATGATGGTGTTAAACCCCCATTGGATGATGATGATAAATTAGCGAAAAGTTTAGAAAAGATAAACGAATATGCTGATGCTATTGCTACAGCATTTAACTCTTTATCTACAACCCTAACGATGATTAACGACCAAAGATTTGCTGAAGAAGAAAATGCCATTACAGGTAGATATGAGTTTGAAAAACAAGCTTTAGAAAACCAATTGGTTGAAGGGGTAATAGCAAGAGAACAATACGATAATAGCCTTTTAGAATTAGAACAACAAAGGGAACAAGAAACATTACAATTAAAGAAGAAAGAATTTGATTCCAATAAGAAATTGAATATGGCAAATGCTGTAATCAATGGAGCTCAAGCAGTCCTTCAAGCTTTAGGATCAGCACCCCCACCAATCAACATAATATTAGCAGCATTAGTAGGGGGATTAGCAGCAGTTCAATTTGGTGTAATCTCATCACAAGAATTTACAGCAGCAGGTGGTGGTATTGTTCCTGGTATTGGATCAGGAATGGTTGATACAGTTCCTGCAAGATTAGCACCTGGTGAAACAGTAATAAACGCTCAATCATCATCTATGTATCCTGAATTGTTGAATTCAATCAATATGGCAGGAGGTGGAATATCTTTAAAACCTGATATGCCAGCAACCAATAGTGTTAATCCTGAAGTTAAATTATTTTCAGATAATAAAACAAATCAACCTGTTAGAGCTTATGTGGTTGAGACAGATGTAACGGATACTCAAAAAAGAATAAATAGAATAAAGAGTTCAGCTGAATTCTAACATTTAACAATATGGATAATAATATATTTAACATTATGATGACCAAATTTAATTTCAAAACTGAAGAACCTGTTCTTTATTTGGATTTTGATGAGGATTCGATGAACGAAGGAATGGACGCTCTATCCTTTGTTGATAAGCCAGCAACTGATATTGAATGGAAGAAGTTTGCTAAACTTGACGAATCTTATGATGACTATCCTAACTCTGCTACAGCAAACGCTTGTAGAGCTATTAAATACAAGGAAAACAACCCCAATTTAGATTGTGGAACTCAAGTGGGTTGGACAAGAGCAGCTCAACTTTGTAATAGAAGAAGAATTTCAGTTGAGACAATCGCTCGTATGGCATCATTCAAAAGACATCAACAGAATAAAGATGTTCCTTATGACAAAGGATGTGGAGGTATTATGTGGGATGCTTGGGGAGGAACTGAAGGTGTTGAATGGGCTATTCGTAAAATGGAAAGAATCAACAACCAACTTCGAATGACCCCATTTTCAAAAGAGGAATTTCAAGATATTAACTATGAAAAAAGAATTGTTACAGCACCTGTGATGTTGGCTGAAACACCAATTTTAAGATATAACCCTGATTTAGGTAAATATTTTGTTAAGTTCAAAGCTGAAACAATTGAAAAAATGATGAAGAAATACTTCAAAGAAAACAAAATACATAAGGTCAATACTAATCACGATCCAAAATCAGTTAAGAATGGTGTGTATATGATGGAATCATATATTGTTGGAGACCGAAATAGTTCAAAATTATTCCCTGATTTACCTGAAGGGTCTTGGGTTGCTACATTCTATGTTGATAATGATGAGGTTTGGGACAAAATCAAAAAAGGGGAATATAACGGATTCTCGTTAGAAGGATACTTCATAGAGAAATATGAAGATGATATGGTTGATAAACTTTTAATGGAAATTGAATCTACCTTAACCAGATACGTGGATGAGGATCTAATTAAAAAAAGAATAAAAGAATTACTTAATATTAAATGAAACAATTTTTAACAACATTTTTGGTCTTCATATCACCACTTTTTCCATTAGCTCTTATTGTAACATTTGCAGCTCTTATAGACACATTTGTAGGAAGATGGTATGCTAAACAAAAAGGTGAAATAGTTACAAGTAGAAAAACAAGATTAGGTCTAATGAGAAAACTAATAATATACTTTACAGCATTATTATTTTGTTTTTTGGTAGATAAATTTATGATAAATGAAATAACAAGAAATTACATTTGGTTCGACTGGGCTTTTACCAAGTTTATCGCATCACTATTAATTTGGATTGAATACACAAGTATTGATGAAAAAATTAAATGGATAAAAGGTAAGGGAATTACGGACAGAATAATTGAGTTTGGTAAATCCTTAAAAGCCTTGATTAAGTTCAAGGATGAGGTCAAGAATAACTAATGTATTAAACAAAAAATAAACAAATATAATTAAATGTGATTATGAACAAAAAAACAAGCATTATAGCAAAAATCAGAGAACTTTTTGAAAAAGAAGAATTCTCAACTGATTATACCGCTGCTACAGGTGAAATCATTCGTTGTATGGGTGATGGATTAAGGGTTGGAGAAAAGGTTGTTAATATAGCAGCTGAAAAAGAAGCCCCACTTCCTGATGGTGATTACCTTTTAAATAACGGAAAAACTATTTCTGTAGCTGCTGGTGAAATCAAAGCAATAAACGAATATAGAGCTGAAGAAAATATGGGCTCTGCAAAACCTGAACTTATGGCAGATTATACTACTAAAGAACAAAAAGACACTGGTGCGATCGTTGAAAAAGCAGGTGGAGAAAAAGACAAGATGGAAGATTACAAAAATGAAATCAAATCCAAACTTGCTGACGGAACTGAAGTTAAAATCCTTTCTAAAGGTGATGCTTTATCTGTAGGTGATGAGGTTATGGTTAAAACTGGTGAAGGGACATTTGTTAAAGCTCCAGCCGGAAGACACGAATTAGAAGGGGGATTGGTAATCTATACTGATGGGAATGGATTTATCAACGAACTTGAAACCAAAGAAACTGAAGACATCGCAGACGGAGAAGAAATGAAAAAAATGTTTGAGGCTGTTTCTCAATTAACTTCTTTAATCACGGATTTGAAATCAGAAATGGCTGAAATCAAAAAAGAGAATACTGACTTGAATGAGAAATTCTCAAAATTTGCTGCTGAACCATCAGCAGAATCAGTTACAAAGAAAAGTTCGCACTTTTCAAAAACAACAGAGAAACAAAATAAATTAAAGTTTTTCGGACAAAAATAAAAATAAACTAAATAAAACTAATTAAAAATGAGTTTAAACGTAGCAGGACTTACGGCGTATGTTGATCAAACCCGTATGGAATTAATTAAAAAAATGATTTTAGGTGGTAGATCAGTTAGATTCTTAACTGTTCAACCAGATGTAAAATCAGCGGCTTCTATAAATCTATTATCTTCAAACTTGATTGCTCAAGCAGGTGGATGTGGATTTACAAACACAGGAACAACTATCCTTACACAACAAACATTGAATGTTTGTCCGTTAAAAGTGAATGAATCTATTTGTTTAGATACTTTAGAGCAATACTATACACAATCAATGATGAATCCAGGTTCATATAACACAGAGATTCCATTTGAACAAATTTACGCTGAAGAGAAAGTTTCACAAATTTCTGCTTTAATTGATGATTTGATTTGGAAAGGTGATACTGTATCAGGAACTGGAAACTTAAACCTTTGTAATGGTTTCATTAGATTGGCCAATACTACTTATTCAGGTTCAGTTATTGATGGAAATGTTATTAACGCAACGGCTATTACAGCAGCAAACATCATCCAATTAGTTGATGAC